ATGTTGTGCGAAAAGTTTGACCGCCGTTCCGAGCTGTTGGCGAAGCTGCAAAGTTCTGACCATGTTCTATACACGGACAAGGGCTATGCTTACGCCAACCCTCTTGTTGGAATGATTTCAACAATCGAGAATGAGGTGTTCAAGATTTTGAGTTCGCTTGGTTTGACACCTAGTGACCGCTCAAGACTCGGAGTAGCAGAGGTCAAACGTGTCAGCGCACTCGACGAACTCATCGCCAAGAGGCAAGGCCGCTAAGGGTTGGCCTCCTCGCTATTTGACTAAGGTTCCTGCAGCCGATTTGAAACGGTCTCGCGGGGATGATGTGGTTGATTTTGCTGAGGCGTTGTGCAAGATTACAAAGGACTCGGTCGCTGGTCATGCTGGCGACCCAATGATTTTCCGAGGTTGGCAACGTGAGTTGACTCGCAACCTTTTTGCTGTTCGTCCCGATGGGAAGTTCAGACACAAAGTTGGCTTGATTGGTTTGCCCCGTAAGAATGGCAAGTCGGCGTGGCTTTCCGCGCTGGCCTTGGAACACCTTGTGCTTGGTCCGCAGGGTGGCGAGATTTATTCTTGTGCTGCGGATCGTGAGCAGGCACGCATTGTTTTTGGTGCTGCCAAACGCATGGTCGAAATGCAACCTGAACTGTCAGAGATTTTGACGGTGTATCGGGATGCAATTTACAACCCCAAAACCGGTGCCACTTATCGTGCGCTTTCCTCCGAGGCTTTCACTAAGGAAGGTTTGTCGCCAACGCTGGTGGCATTTGATGAGCTGCACGCACAACCAAACCGCGAACTGTTTGACGTGATGTCGTTGGCGATGGGTGCCCGCAATGAGCCAATGTTGATTGGCATTACCACTGCCGGTGTGAAGGTTGACCCAACGGGCAAAGACTCGTTGTGTTTCAGCTTGTATGAGTATGGCAAGAAGGTTGCTTCGGGTGAAGTTGAGGACCCGTCGTTTTTCTTTTCGTGGTGGGAACCCAAAGACCCTGCTGCGGATCATCGTTCCGCTGTGACGTGGAATGAGTCGAATCCTGGCTTTGATGACATTGTTGCTGCGGAAGATTTTGAGTCCGCAGTGAACCGAACTCCTGAGTCTGAGTTCCGCACGAAACGTTGCAACCAGTGGGTGTCCACATCGGATACTTGGTTGCCTGTGGGAACGTGGGACAACTGCACTGAACCAATGGATGTTCCTGACGGCACCGCTGTTGTGTTGGCGTTTGATGGTTCGTTCAATGGTGACTGCACCGCGATTGTGGGTGTGACGGTTGCTGAGGTTCCGCACGTTTTTGTTGTTGAGGTGTGGGAGAAACCTGACGGCGAATCTGCCGATTGGCAGGTGCCTGTGATGGATGTTGAGCAGGTCATTCGTGATGCTTGTAAGCGTTGGCAGGTTGAAGAAATTGCTTGCGATCCGTACAGGTGGGCAAGAACTTTTCAGGTGTTGGAAGAGGAACAGTTGCCTGTGGTTTTGTTTCCACAAACTGCTTCTCGGATGACGCCTGCAACTACCCGTTTCTTTGAGGCGGTGATGAACAAGTCAATGACCCATGATGGCGATGCACGTTTGTCACGCCATGTTGGCAACGCAACTTTGCGAGCTGACAATCGTGGTGCGCGTTTGGCTAAGGAAAACAAAAACTCGACCCGCCGAATTGACCTTGCAGTTGCAAGTGTTATGGGTTTTGAACGTGCAGCATGGTGGGTGAGTCAAGGTGGCTCAATCCCAATGGTCTTTGACCCGTGGTCAATGGAGGATTCATGAATCGTGAAAACATCACTTCGGTGACTGAACTGATTGGAGCAAGCCTTGTGACTGCTGGTATTTCTGTCATTTTCGGTGTTGGTGCAGCTCTCATCTTTGCCGGTATTGCTTTGATGACATTCTCCTGGTTGGCTGCCAAATGAGTCTTCTGAAACGTGCTTCGTTGCCTGGTCGTTACGGCCAGTTCAACAACTATGTGTCCCCGCTTTCGCAACTGTACGGCCAAACAACTATCACTTCAGGTGCTGGTGAACGGGTTGATGAGTGGACTGCACTTGGTCTTTCGTCAGTGTTTTCGGCTGTCACTTTGTTGTGTGATGCGGTTGCTTCGTTGCCTTTGCGTGCCTATCAGGTCACTGATGGCAAACGAACTTCTGTTCCGTTGCCAATGATTTTGGCTGACCCTGATCCTGCATCGGGCACTAACTCGTTTGAGTTGATTCACCAAATCATGGCGTCGCTGTCGTTGCATGGCAACACCTACCTGCACATTGACCGCGACCGCAGTGGAAACATGATTGGTGTTGTGCCGCTGCATCCGTACCAAATGCAGGTGCTACCCACAGCTGACATGACTTCCCGAAAGTATCTTCACCTTGGAAATGAAATGCCTTCCGAGGACATCATTCACATGAGATATTTCACACCACCACAGTCTTTGGTTGGTGTGTCACCGTTGATTCAAGCTCGCAACCTTGTTGGTTTGTCGTTGGCTATGGACCGTCATTTGGCACAGTTTTATGCTGAAGGTGCAACCCCATCTTCGGTGTTGGAAACAGATCAAAAGTTGACCAACGACCAGGCACAGATTATTCGCAACACTTGGGAAACAACTCACAAACGTCACCGCCGTCCAGCGGTGTTGTCTGATGGTTTGAAGTGGCGTCCAATTCAGGCTTCTGCTGCTGACCAGCAAATGATTGAAACCCGCGAACAATTCATCCGTGACATTGCCCGCGTGTTCCGTATCCCATCGCATCTGATTGGTGCGAAGGGTGATGGTCAGACCTATCAGAATGTTGAGCAGGCTTCTTTGAACTTCCTTGTCCACACAATCACCCCGTGGTTGCGTCGCATCGAAATTGGTTTGTCACGTTTGTTGCCTATTGGCACCGATGTTGTGTTTGATTTTGGTCCGTTGTTGCGTACTGATGCTATGACTCGTGCCCGTGTGAACTCTGTCAATGTGGCAATGGGTGCACGCACACCTAATGAGGTTCGTTTGCAGGAAGGCTTTGAGCCTTATGTTGGCGGCGATGTGTTCAACCAGGCAATGGCCGGTGCGATTACTGCTGGCGGTTTGATTGACCCATTGGGTGAAGACCAAGAAGTTGCAGCCCCAATTATGGGAGTGTTGGACTAATGGCAAACACTTATCGAATCCCGAAAGATGTTCAGCAAGAAACTGAATCCAACACAACCGAGTTGGGTTTGGCTGTTAGATCCGCAGAGCCTTTGAGTTTCAGCCAAGTGGTTGAGATGCGGGCTTCATGGCAGGGGTTAGCAGGCCAAGAGTGGTCTGGAAAAATCATTGCCGAAGCGCAGAAAGAGACACCGATGCAGAAACGCGACATGGCTGGAGAACTTCCAGACCTTCCCGAAGAACTCACAGAGCTGCTGGCTGACACCATCACCTTCTACCTGCGCGCACATGGCGCACATTGGAATGTTGTTGGCACAGACTTTGCCGAGTATCACAAACTGTTCGCCGACATTTATGCCGATGTTTATGGTGCTGTTGATCCGATTGCAGAAAACTTGCGAAAGTTGGGTGCCTTTGCACCGTTCCAACTTCCAACACTTGTCGGCTTGCGTACCCTTGCAGACACCAACGTTGGCAACGATGCCCGCGCTTTAGCAACTGACTTGTTGGCTGCAAACGAAGTTTTGATTGAATCAATTTCTGACACTTTCAACTGTGCCACCGCACACGGCCAGCAAGGTATTGCAAACTTCTTGGCTGAACGTCTTGACCAGCATCAAATGTGGAAGTGGCAACTGTCTGCTTCGCTGGGTGTTGAGGCTGACGGTTCTGATTTGTCCAATGAGGTTGAAATGATTGAAGAGCCAATGCTTGTTGATGTTGAGGTTCCTGTTGAAGGAGAAATGATGCCACGTTCCGCGAATGACATTGTTGAGGAACGCAAGTCTGCGATTGCTTCGGCTGAGCGTTTGACAATGACCGCCGAGGTTCGTGCGATGACGACTACTGATGGCTCGTTGCGAATTGGCGGCTATGCCGCACAGTTTGGTCAAGAGGCCACTGGTCTTTCGTTCCGTGAAGTCATTGCACCTGGTGCTTTCAAACGGTCTTTGGCTGCTGCCGAACCTGTGTTTTTGCTTGTCAATCATGACACCGACTCTTTGCCTTTGGCATCAACTCAGGGTGGCACTTTGTCTTTGTCTGAGGATGCTGTTGGTCTTCGTATGGAAGCCGACTTGGATCCTAAGAATCCGCGTGCACAGGAACTTGTTTCTGCGCTGTCCCGTGGCGATGTTGACAAAATGTCGTTTGCTTTCACTGTCGCCCCTGGTGGTGAAGTTCGTGATGCCGGTGTCCGTACTTTGACAGATTTGAACCTGTTCGAGGTTTCGGTTG